AGAAGGAACAGAAATAAAAAACAATCGTATCGACGCTTTGTTAGAAGTTTTAGAAGAAGTCGAAGGTAAGGCAATAATATGGGCTAATTATGTCTATGATGTAAAAAGAATAGTAAATGCTATCTCTAAAAAATATGGATCAGATTCTATTGTTCAATATTATGGCGCGATTCCGGCAGAACAAAGGCAAAAGAATATAGAAAAATTTCAAGATGCAAAGTCACCTGTAAGGTTCTTTGTGGGTAATCCACAGACGGGTGGTTATGGTATTACGCTCACTGCTGCTAACAATGTAATTTACTATTCTAATGGATATGACTTAGAAAAAAGACTGCAGTCAGAAGACAGAGCGCATAGAATAGGTCAAAAAAAGGCGGTGACATACATAGATCTTATAGCACCAAAAACGGTAGATGAAAAGATCAGAAAAGCATTGCGTAAAAAGATAAATATAGCAACACAAATTATGGGTGAGGAGTTGAGAGAATGGATATAAAATATGAAATAGAGCCTATATTTAAAATAGAATTTTTTAAAATCCAATGTATTAATTTTAAAAACAAAAAGAAAAAACTAGAGAAAGCATTAGCAAGATATCCAGAAATGCCTCAAGCTAATTTTGGTAGTAATAGAGGTAAATGCAGTATTAATACAGAGTTTAGAGAAATATTTAAAGATGAATTTAGTTTAATGCGGGCTAAATATAATTCTAAAATATTATTACAAAGAGTTTGGTCTGTTGTTTATAACAAAGGTGACTATCACGTACCCCACAATCATAGTTCTACAGGTTATTGTGGTATACTTTATTTAGATATGAAACCAGACTCACCTAAAACCACATATATACAACCTTGGAATAATCAAGAAGACAGAAGTGTTTTGTATACTCCACAAGTTAAACCTGGTGACATAATGATAGTGCCACAATTTTTGTATCACTATACAGAACCAAATAAAATTAAATTTAAAAAAAGAATATTATCTTTTGATTTTAATTTAGAACCGGTTTTATTTTAATGGATTTAATAATATTAAATGACGGAATATATCACTTAATACCAGTAACAAAAAAATTGTTAGATGGTATAGTATTGACAAGTGAGATTGATTGTTTTGATTTGTGTGAAATTCTTAGATTAAAACTCACTGGTTATGTTGATACACTTAACTTGCATATTATGAATAATGGTAGTGGTAGTATGATAGGTTGTATGTGCCGTTAAAATAAATCTTTTGCAGAACCTAATATGGGTTTGTATTTTGTTTTACCTTCTGATCTAAATGCATGTAAGAATGATGCACGTCTACCTTCAGGTATCCAGCTGCAGTGAATCCACCCACTGTTAGGTTCACCTGGAGTGTAAAATTCAAGGATTAACTGATCTGGCTCAAGATTATTTTTAATCCAATCAAAAAGTTCAACGTTATCTACACCTGGGCATTCGAAGTCTGCGGCCTCAGCTTTGGCGTGCTGTGAATTTGCAGAACTACCAATCGCAGTGCATAATTCTACGCTACGAAAACCGCTCGTCACCTTGACCCTGCCAAAATGATCACGTACCGGTTGAAGAATATTTTCACAAAGTAATTTTAATTTATCTATTTGATCAGCATTAGGCTCGTTATCAATTCCCTTCCTAATTGCCGTATCTGATTTAGTTAGCTCTAACAAAGAAAAGTTTCGTGTTAAATTCATCCAAACATCCTTTCTAGCACGAAGAGTACTGCAGTACCCGCCACAGTCAAAAGAACCCAATAGATCTTGTCTATCTTGCCTCCCAAATTTTCTACATCCTCGTGTACGTGTTTTAAATTTTTCTTGACACCTGATATGTGTCCATACAAAGATAAAATGTGTTCTCTGGTTGTTTTAGGTTCTATTGCCATTATGTAGTTTTTCTTAATTTTTGTTGATTATACAGATTTCCTAGTTCATCAAAAGGATTTAATGCTTGATAATTTTGCGCTTGATTTAACGCATTTTGTACAAAATTTTGATTTGCATTTATAACTGCAGGGTCAGCGCCGGTAACAACATTAGGTAGTTGTGATAGTGGACCCAATGTTGGTTTAGGAAAACCTTTGAATGGATTTTCTATACTTGGAAATAAATCAGCATCTAAAGATGTTTCTGATAACACTTCTCTTATTCTTTCTAAAACTGCTTCAGCCGCTTCATAAGGATTTAACATTCCTAACTCTGCAGCTTTTATTTCAAAAATTTGACGAACTTCTCTAGATGGAAAGAATGGTCTAAAGTCACCATCATTTAAAGCGTTAAAAGCTTTTCTTTCTCCTCTGTCTTGCATTCTTTCAAAGATCGCGTCTTCACTCATTCCTAAAATTTTAGCTGATTGTATGTCTTGATACATATCTCTATTGACAGCATATAATGCTTCATTAGATCTAATGTAAGCATCTACAATTTCTTCAGGAGTTATAGGACCACCTTTTAAAGTTGCTCTGGTAAATAGATTTCTTGATTCTCTAATACCTTTTTTAAAATCAGTTATTTTAAAATTTAATGATTTACTAGGGTCTACTTCTATTCTTCTTAATCCAGCGATACCTAACAATTCATTTCCTAAATTATACTCGTTACCTCTTTCGTCAAATCTTCTTAAATCATCAATTGGTTTCATAGCTAATCCTAATCTACCTAATTGTTTCCAGTTTAATGGAGCTTGAGATTCTACAAGATGCGCCAAAGATTTATAAACTCTAGAGCCGATAGGATCTATTCTCGGATCATTACTATATATTTCTCTACCATCCGCGGTTCTTCCTGCTCTACCAAGTATAGGAGCTACATCTTGTAAAGCCTCTGTCCAGATAGATTCTGATATAAAAGGTGATCCTAATTCTTTTGTTGATTCAATAAGACCTAAAATAAAATCATCCATAATACCATCTTTATCCCCTCTACCAGATTCAACAGCGTTAATTACAGTTTGGATAGGTCTTGTTAAAGTATCATATGCATTTAAGTGTGAAAAATCTATATAAGATAATTTACCTTCTTTGTCTTTAAATGGAATAAGAATAGAATTCTTAGACCACTCAGGCACATATCTTTTCATTGCGTCTAATTCATCTTTGCTTACGTCGTATAAAGCTTGGAATCCTGAAACTAAAGATAAAGGTAAAGCTGTGGTTGTAAAAGCCATTCCTCCTAATCTTTGTAATCCTCTTGATCTTAATGGGTTAACAACCTTACCATTTATTTTAGCTGTAAAAAATATTTCATCTAAAGCTGTATCTACAATATTTGTGCCTGTTCTTAAAATTTCTGCAGGAAAAGCTACAAAGTTCCCAACAGGTAATTTTCTTAATCCTTTTACAAACTCCGATACAAACGCATAATTAGGAACATTATTCTTAACTAGATTAGCTGCTTGTTGTTTTATAAAATCATCGTTAAATGTTCCTATAACTCTTTCTGTGCCATCAGATAATATTTGTTTTATTTCTTGACCTTCTCTTAAACCTGCGTTTCTGTAAGCATTTTTAAGTCTAGATTGTTCTCCTAAAAATGTAAATATTTTCCAGAAGTCATCCTCAGCTGTGTATGCATCTTGTGAAAATTTTTTAACTTTATTTAAACCTTTCATAAAGGTATTAAATCCGTTGTAATCAGCTCCTATTCTATTTAAAGTGCCACCAAAATCTACATCTTCTAATAATCTTCTTAAATCTCCTAATTGAACTTGTGAGTTAACTACACCTAATTCTAATAGCTCTTGATAAAATTCATTATCTTTTCTAAATCCTTTTGTAAAAACTGTTGATTGATCTCCTACCTGTAGTGCATCAAAAGCTCGTCTAACATCTTTTGTGTTACCAAAGGGAACAATACCATTCGCTGCAGCAAAAGCAGCAGCACTAATAAAGTTTCTCATATGGGTAAATGGTGCAAGAATTGTTTTTGCCATTTGTGATGTAGCTTTAGGATATAAAACTAAATTTTGATAAAGTTGTGCTGGCAATCCTTTCGCTACTTCTTGCGGTGTAATTAAAGCGTTTGCTTGATCGGTTAATGCGTATTTACCTGAAACAGGATTAATAATTGAATCTGTTAAATCTAAAGCTTCTAATCGTGCCGCTTCTATTTCATCCACTGGTTTTATTGTGGCCATTTGATCAGTAAATCTTCCTATTGGTGTGCCTTCAATTCCTCCTTTGATTGGAGCTATAAGTTTAAAATCTACATTTAATTGTGCATTCGAACCAAAATATTTTCTAGCTTCTCCAGGGTTGTTAACTAAAAAAGGGACTCTAGGTTCAGGTCCCACTTTACCACCAGCCAACCACTTGTCATATTCAACTTTTAATTTGTTAGATCTTCTTACTATGGAATCTAAATATTGATTTAAACGAACTTGAGCAGATAAAGCGTTTGTGCCCTCTACAATTGTGCTCATTGGGTTTTGAGCTTTACCTAATAATTTTTTTATTATTTCTTGTCCTACGCCTGTCAAATCACTTAAATTTTTACCACCTCTCATTGTTCCTTTTGGTGGTTTAATTATGTCATCTGCAACAGATTTTATAAAAAAATCTGGAACACTTGCTAATCTAACTACTCCTGATTTACTTCCTGATGATAACAAAACACTTCTAGGTAATTCAGCATTGTTCCATACTTCATTTACCATATTTTTCGCTACATCGTCTGATAATTTAATTCCTTTCTTGGCTGCCTCATCTTTAAAACTAATAACAGCTTCATCAATAATTGCTTTTGTAGGAGGATAATTATCTGCCACTGACATTGGATTATTTTTAAATACCTCATATCCTCTATCTAATATGTCATTAATTTGTTTTGGTATAACGGTTTGGAATTCTTTTAAGGCATCGTCGGTTAATCTTGTTCCCATTAAAGTAAATAACTCTGACCACGTTCCTCTCATTTTGTTAAAATTTCTAAACAATTCATCCACGTCTTTTGGAGAGGCTTTATATTGATTAATTAATTTATTTCTAAACGCCTGTTGTGTATTTTCATCTATAGATTTTAAAGTTACTTTTCCTGTTTCATCTATAAGCGGTTTTAAATTATTGTTATCAGTTAAGATATTATTCATATCTTTTAATAAATCTTTTCTTACGTCTTTATCAACTTTATTTCCTGTTCGTTTAAAATTTTTAACAATTTGATTTGTAATATTTTCAATTTTAATCATAGCGTTTTCAGCTATGCTTGTATCTTTTGCAATTAAACCTCTTCTTTTATTTGCTTCTTCAAAGGCTTCTTGTACTTCGGGTCCTCGTGCTCTTAAAGGTTTTGAAATATATTTATCTATAAATTTATTATACGCTTTTTCAAAAGTCCCTGGTTCTCCAGTTATAGCTTTACCTGTTCCTGTTTGGTTTCTTAATTTAGATACTGTTCTACCGGCTGCTCCAATCGCTCCAGTAAACAACGCACCCTCTACTCCAAACTTAAGTCTATTTAATAATTCTGTTGTGGGATCACTTGTATCTCTTTCTACTTTTGTTGGTCCACCAAGAAAATCTCCAAAGGTTCCTACATCTTCTACATCTCCAACAAACACACCCTCTGCAACTCCACCAGCCACAGCACCTTTACCAAATCTTCTAAATTTTTCATTAGCACTTAAATACTTACCAGCTTGTTTTGCTCTTAAAGTTGCTTTTGTTAAACCAGATCCTATTTTAAAAGCTGCACCTCCTGGTATACCAATATTAACTATAAGTTCTGTAATTTTACCAGCAGCTGTTGCCTCTGCTGCCTCATCAAAAGGATTTATTCTATCAAAGTATTCTTCTACAGCCTCTGCTCTATTTTTATCTACACCTAAATCCATAAGTGTAGCTCCTAAAGTAGCAGCACCCTCAAATATTTTAAATACACCTGAACCTAATCCAGCTAATATAGATTTGGTTAAACCTACGTCCTTATCTTTGGTAGCATCAGAAGATCCACCCCCTAATATTTTTTCATATTCAGCTTGAGTTAAGGCCATCTAACCTCCTAATAGATAGTTTTAATCGGTACAGGAACCTTGTCTTCATTAATTTGATAAACAATTTTTGCAGATTTATCTGCGTTATCTCCTACATATACCGCACCAATTTCTAATTGATTTACGTCTTTGGGTAATTCACCTTTAAAATCAACTTCAGGAAATGTTTCTTCTACTACGCTTTGAATTACACTAATAGATTTTTTGCTTTTTCCTTCTTTTTCAGCCGCATTTAATAATTTTTGATCAAAAGTTAAACCTTCCTTTAAAGCTCGTATTTTGTAATCTGTTCTAAATTTTTCTGCAGCTAATAATTTTTCTAGATCTGCTTTAGATTTTTTACCAGCTATATAATCATTGATTGCAAGAGCGGCTGCTGATTGTGAAATTTTTTCTCCTCTACCAGGACCTGCAGCAGATTCTGCTCTCATAAAATCAGCAAAACCTTCTTTAACACTTGGTGCTCCTAAAAATGCTGCGGATGCTCTACCTAATGCATCACCAACATCTCTTCTTCTAGCTTTATCCATACCTAATAATTCTTCAAATAATTTTTGTGTCTTTTTAAGATCAGCACCCACGTCTAAAGATTCTTCCGTATTGCTATCTTTTGCATTCTTATCTTTGTTATCTTTTATTTCTACTTCAGGAGTATCAGTTTTTACTGTTTCTACTATTTCTTCTTTAACCACTCTACCATCTTTGTCTTTTACATATCCTTTATCTTTTAAAAACTTCTCATAACCACCTGGATATAATCCTGGAGCTTCACCCTCTTTTTGTTTGTCAGCTAATTCTTCACTAAACTCTACAAATTCATCTGTTGATGTTTCATCAAACAAGAATGGGTTAGCTCTAATTGCATCTTTTCTAAATTGATATGCTTCAGGTGAGTCTGTGGCTTTAAGTACAAAGTCTGCTGTTTTTCCTATTCCGTATCCAAGACCAGCACCAGCTCCAAATAAACCTAATCCTCCAGTCATTAATTTTGCTCCACCACCCAATCCTCCAAACAGAGGTCTCATTGCTTTTCCTATAAATGGAAGATTTTTAGATTTAACTAAAGCTCGTTGAAATATATTAGCACCTGATAAACCTTGCCCTGAGTATTTTGGTCCTCTTGCAAGTTCGGTAGCCATACCCGGACTAACTAAACCAGCTACATTATAACCAACTCTACCACCACTTTTATATCCAAGATTAGCTGTAATCCCCGTTCCGCGACTATCGACGCGGCCACCTCTAAACATGGGTCGTCTTAATATTCTGCTCATTAGCCAAAGATTCCTAATTTAGAACCGATACTAGCAATACCTGTACCCACACCGAGTGCTGTGGCTAGTGGGCTTGCTGCTGGTGTCGGCGGTGCATATCCGACTGTTTGAGTCGGGAATGCTCCTGGTTGAATTTGTGCAAGTTGTTGTCCAATCAATCCTAATTGTGTAAATGGTTGGAATTGTTTTTCTCTTTCAGCCGCTGCTGCCGCATCAAGAATTGCTTGTTGTTGTGCTTGACCTGCTTGACCTAGTTGAGTTTGGAATTGTCCAAGACCTTGTCTTGCAGCTAAATCTTGTGCTGCCGCTGCCTGTGCTTGTTGAAAACCTTGTGCTAATAATTGTGCTTGTAATCCTGCTCTACTTTGTGCTGCTCCTCTTGCTGCCTCTGCTGCGAGCACACCTTCTCGTCCACCACCGTAAGCACCTGCTTGTATAGCTCTATCACGTCTTGCTGTATCTGCAATAGTTTGTTGTCTATCAAATTCTGAAAGTGTAGTATCAATCACCTCTTGTTGATAAGGTGACATAAATTGTTTATATGCGTCTGGTCCTACTAATGAGTCTAATCCTGCTGCTGCTTTTCTTGCATCTATTTGTAATTGTGATTCAGGTGCGATTGTTGGTTTAAATTTGTCTGTATCTATTCCTGTAAAACCACCAGCAGGTATTGTACCTGGTTGTAGTTTTTTAAGAGTTTCTAAAAAGGATGTAAGTGCACCTTCTATTATCGGTGCTGGTTTTGTTATTGTAGTTGTTTCAGCCATTATGCCCTCGCCTCTAATCTGTTCATTGTTTCATACATTCTCTTAGCACCTTTATTAATATCTCCACCACCTGCACCTCTAACCGCATCTGCAGTCATTACAAATTCATTCTTTGATAATCTCGCAGGCACATCATCTGCTCTTTCTTTTTTACCTATCGGTACAAAACCACCTTTTCTTAAATCCATTTCTTTACCACCTAAATCCATCATACCACCTTCTTTCATACCTCTTGCAGGTCCACTAGGTAATTCTTGAAGTTGATCTTGTATTCGTAAAAGACCAGTTAATGGTCGAAATGCAGGTTGTATACCATATGAAGGTTGTATTGCCATAAGACCACCTAATCGTCCTTCTTCATTTCCTAACCTACCTCTTATATTTGTTAATTTATTTTCAGCCATATTTACTCCTTGTTCTAATTGATTGAGTCTAGGAAAAATAGGTTGTGGTAAGGTAGGAGCAAAAGCAGGTCGTCCTAAAAACATAGGAGCATTTTGCGCTGCTGGTTGTGTTAATTGTTCAAATATACTTACACCACCTTCTCGAAGATTAATTCTACCACCATCCTTAGCCATCTTCGGCATTACAAATCCAAACTCTTTAAAGAAGTCAGACTCTATTTCTTTAATCTTATCGTCATCACCTTTCATAATGGCTTCCTCTCTTAATCTAAAAAAGTCTCCTGCTCTGTCAGCTCTCATATTTTCATCTACCGATATTACTGCTCCTTTGATTCCTGCAAAGTCTGGATCACCACCTTTACTTAATTTTACTCTACCACCGTCCGCGTACCCCGCTGCAGTAATAGTATCTACAATCTCATCTTCACTAAAGTATCCAGCGGCTTCCATAAATTGTCTGATAGCCAAAGCTCTGTCTGCATCAGATGCACCTTCTGGTAAACTATTTAATGCATCATTAGCTAAATCTTTTGCTGTTCTTCTAGCTTCTGCTATTCCTAAATCCATAGTTCCTTGTGTAATTGGTATTGACGCTGCTTTTAATCCTGCCATACTAAATGGATCAGCTTTTCCTGCAGCAATTATACCTTGTAATTTGTCTGCTCCTGTTGCTGCAAAGTCTGCAGCTTTTCCTAAAAATGAAGTTGATCCTTGAGGAACATTCATACCTTCACCTACAAAAAAACCTGCATCAGCTCCTGTAACTCCTGGAGTTTTACCAATTCCTCTTAATGTATCTCCTGCACCTGGGGCTGATAATGCACCTGTGCCTGCTGCTAATAATGCTGACAATCCAGAAAAATCTCCCTCACTACCTTCTTGAGATAATTGAGCTAGTATATTAGCACCTCCTGATAATGCTGCTCGACCAGCCATTGTTCCAAATATACCTGCGGTAGGTGCTAAAAAAGGAACCGCTGCAGATAAAAAAGGTAATGCTGGTTTAATCTCATTTGGTACTATTTTATCAAGTACTTTAGAAATAGGTCTTGTTAATTTTTTTAAAAATCCCATACGTTTCTTCTTATATTATTGATATCAAAGCAAGTCCGCAAAGCTTGTAAGTAGGCGAGTATATCACAATTTACAAGGTTTTTAAACATACGTCAATCGCTGATATTAAAGCCAGCGCCTATCTTTATCTCTTCTACAGTCACATTTACGTCTCTTCTTATATGCTCTGATTTGGTATCTGTGCTTGGATTTTGCACATCTGCCAAAGCCTCCGCATCAGACATATATTCTTTGCCTGTTTCTGTATTAGTTAAAGTAACTTCTGTTTTAGGTGTAATTACTGGCACTCTTTTACCATTAATTGTTTCATACCTAACAGAAGCTTCTGTTTCTATAAACGGCATTATCTATCCTCCCTGTTAATTTCTAGTATAGATGCAATAACATCCACATTACCACTAGTTGCTTGCACCTTTAATATTTCACTTTCTAACATAATTAGTGGCTCACTTAATACTTGTTCTTTTTGACCTGATGTTAAAGTTACATCATTATCTACCACAAAAGCTGTGCCTGCTGCATTGGTTAATGTTACTTTAACAGCCGCCGATCCTGATGCATCTTCTACAACTAACAATGATTTAACAATAGCTCTTGAATTAGATGGCACTGTATACAAAGTGGTAACATCTGTATTTGTTAAACTTACTTTATCGTTTTTATATATATTTGCCACTAGCCTAATCCTAACCAAGTAAATCGTTCTTGGTCTTCTTTTTGTTGTGTTAAGTATGTAGAGTTTAACTGTTCTATAATTGTAGTTAACGCTCTGTTAATTTGTCTTTGGTTATCTTCACTATATTCTTTTTTAGGTTCTGGTAATCTTACCACTACTTTTGTCATTATCCTCTCCTTCCATCAGGTTGTAAGTCTACTTGAAATGTACCAAATCTCCACGATTCACCTACACCAGTATTTTCTATTTTTATATTTGCATATCGACCTCTTGCACGTGTATCTACTTTGGTTGTAGTAGATGTAATTGTAAAAGGACTTAATGAAGTCTGTGTATCACTATCAGCAGGAAAATCTTTTACAGATAAAGTAATTTGATTATTACCCAGTAACACTTTAAAGTTTGGTAAAAATCTACGCATAGCTAAAAAAACTTCGCTTTGATCTGTTTGTAAAGAAAAACTAAATGATTTAATAAAAGATGTTAAAGCTGTTACACTACCATCTGGATTTACTTGATCAGTTCCCGTTTCGTGTTCAAACAATACACTATTACCTAATCCTGTTTCACCAATTATACTAGGAAATGTACCTGTGCCTGAACTATTATAAGCTGTTGCATAAGGTTTAGGATATACAAGTGAATCAATCCAAGTGGTTCTAATAGAATTTGTATTTGTGCCTGTGTACCAATTACCCATTGGTAATCTTGCATTGTCTTGTCCATAATTATAAACTACGTATCTATTATTAAAATCAGAGCCCGCTGTTGGATACCACCAAACAACTTCCGTAAATAGATTGTTGATACCTGCATTAACTTGTTGACCCTTTGTAGTATCAATATCATCATAAATAAAATCTTCAACCGAACAAGGTAGTGTATTGACTGTACCATCAAACGAGAAGAAACCATTATTACCCATCCAATATGCAACACCATCAATTTCAATAGCTGCATTTTTACCAATCAATCCACAGTTTGTGCCTACTTGTTCAAACCCAAATGTAAAAGGAGCTCCAACAAATTTCATAGTATACAAAGCATTGTCAGTCCAAATTAGAATGTTTTCTTTGGCAACTAAACCACCCATAATCTTTGTACCATCTTGTAATCTTTGTGTGCCTGCTGTGTTAGTTGCTTCTGGTACGTATGCATTTATATTTTCATCTTCAGAAAATCTAATAAACATATCATCTTGTGTTGTAGCTGAACCAATGGTTGTTTCTGTTCCTAAATGAATTAAGTGACGTGTTGTTGGTGAAATTAAAGTTACTCTGGTTGCAGTTGGATTATTTGTAGTTTCAAATCCAGATGTGGTTGTAGAGGCACGTGTAGATAATCTAGCTGTAATAGAAGCATCCCAAGTAAATGTTTTACCATTTGCAATAGTTGCAACTAACACATCACCAAAATTACTTAACGACCAAAGTCCTGGTTCAAGTGTAACAGTTGCTGCATTTACAGCATCACCCCATCCACTAAAATCTGTAGCGTTTGTTACTGTTGCACCATCACTGTGAGCTTGTCCTGTTGTTCCCGATACTGCAGTTCCTTTGGCTCCTCTAGTTATACCTGTTAAATCATTTGAACTTACACCTGTATAAGTTATTAATTCTGTTCCTACCGCGATTGTTCCACCACCTGTTGGAAAACCTGTAACTGATGTTAAAGTTATTGCTGTACCTGATCCTCCTGTACCAGCAGTGTCTGCGAGCAACGCTCCGTTTAAAGTTGTTGTTTGCGCACCTTGAACTGTACCACCATATTGACTAATACCAAAACCATATCCATATGTTTGAGCAGCGGGACCCACTCTTTCATATGGTTTTAAAGTTACACTACCACCTGATGCGGATGAACCTGAACTAGTAAATGTAATTGTAAAAGTTGTACTTGTAGGTGTTGAAATAACTTGAAATAATTTATCTTCAAAATCAGAAGCGCTTAATCCAGTGCCACCAGGTAATGTAACACTATCCAATAAAACAATATCTCCATCTTCTAAATTGTGTGCAGCAGATGTTGTAATAGTTATTGTAGTTGTACCATTAAAAGTAAATGTAGCTCCTGATATAGAGGATGTTAAAGGAGTAACATCAAAAAGTTGACCTTCAAAATATACAATTAAAAATTTATCTGTACCAATGGCCACATATCTATTTCCTTCTTTATCTACAAATGCGTGTTGTTTTCTAGCGACACCTACTATTGAATCCGTGAGTAATGATTGCCAACCACCTACTTTTTCAGGCAGACCATATCTGAATCTAACATTATCTGAATCAACCCAACGACCATCAGCTCCAACAGCTGTGTCTTGTTTGTCAATACCAGGAGCAAACTTAATTTTCGTAAGCATACTTTACTCCTATGCTGTATTAGTTTTAAATTGCCAGCCCTTATTAGAACCAGTATAAAAAAGTGTGACTGATTGATTGTTAGTTGTAAGATCCTGTGAAGCAGCTGTTCCTTGAATTTTATCTGATCCATTTGGGGCTACAATACATTTGTTAGTTCCAAAACCATTTGATGCGGATATATCCATAATAATTACTTCATCACCAACTACACCTGCAGGTAAAGTAATTGTTACAATATTTGCTACTGTGTCTACACCTATTTGATCACCAGGGACTGCTGTGTACGCAGTCTTACTTGCTGCAGTTACTGTTGTAAATCCTTTTTCAGTCATAGCTAAAGTTGTAGCTGGAACACTACCTCTAGAATAAACTAAAACTGTTGCACCCTCTGGAAGAGGTACTTGTGTAGATGCACTTTGACCTGTTGTAAGTAAAGTTACTGTATAACTATCACCAGCTCCACCTCTAGTCGTGCCATCTTCTACAAAAAATACTCTGTTAGCATTACCACCAGATGTAGTTGCAGGCATTGTTAAACTAGCATTGCCAGATAAAGTTCCTGTAACTTTAATATAAAGATTTTTACCATTCGCGCTCGCCGATCCGTCGGCCAAGCTTAAATCAACATTACCAGAACTTAAAGTTACTTCTACATAACCCGATACTGCTTGTTGTAATAGCTGTAAATTAGTATTTGTAATTGTACCCCATAGACCAGCTTTTTCACCGGTTGCTACGAGTTCTAATGATAAATCTGTTGAATAACTTGATGCCATATTAGTACGGTTTTATTGGTGTCCAAACCATTGTTGCTCCTGGTATTATATCGTTCCACGTAATAACTCCTGGTTCTACTGTATTTAATGATAAAGCATTACCTGTAGGACTTACTCCTGCGTCGGCAGTTATTGTAACATTTCCTGTAGCCAAGGTCAACGAGTTTCCAGAAGGTGTTACGTTAGTATCTATATTAATAGTAAATGCACCTAAACCTAAAGATACAGCATTTCCTGTAACTGTGTGATTAGCATCCGCAGTAATAGTTAAAGTGCCTGTGCCTAATGCTAGTTGATTAGCCGTTAAATTTTCTGTGACTGCATCTGCAATAACACCTACACTACCAATTGTAATAGTAAGTGAATTACCTGTTACGGCTACTGATACATTATTATCTGGTCCTGATGTAGCAAACGGTAATGCTGATATTGCGTCAAATCCTAAACTCATAAATAATCCTTAAAAGGAGACAGGGGGTATGTGGTGGTGCCCTGCCTCCATCTAAGAATTATATACTATATTTTTATAGTATCAACTCTGTTAATTCATAATTAGATCCTATAGAGCCTTTATAAAAAGTATTAAAAGCCAGACTTATTCTAGTATTGTTACCTTTTTTAGTTTCTACTTGATGAGTGGTTGATGAAGGAAACATAAATAAATTACCAGTATGTACAGGAAAAAACCAAGTTTCAGAATTCCATAAATTAAATTTTGTATTATCTATTTCTGGAGATATTTGTTTATAGGATATAGGATGTGTAAAAAGTATTTTATCGTTTTTTATATCTGAATCAAAATAAAATACACCTGATACTACTGAATTTGGGTGTGCGTGTTTGTGATGAAATTGATTAACTTCTGTATAGTTTAACCACGATTGAGTTATATATAATTCTATATTATTTTTTGGACAAATAATTCTATTTAAATAATCTTTGCAACATTTATCTAAAAACTTTTTTATATTTTTAAACTCTTTTCTTTTTAATATATAATTATCTTTTGTATTAATATTACCTTCATTTTTAGAACAATGTTTTTTTTGTTCTTTTACAAATTGTAATTCTTGTTTTGTAAAATCCCTATCTATTTTTGTTGTATAAATAGGTGTTGGAAAAATAGAATGTATTACAGGATCATTCATAATTAATAATTGCGTAAGTAAATATTTTAAGATCCGTTGGAGTTACTACTTCGTATTCTATATTAGAGTTAAAAGATACTAACTGATTTTCTGTACTTTTAATAAAAGCATTATCAATTTTAATACCACCATTAGTATTATTAGCAAAAAGAATTGCTACTTTAGTGTTTTGTTTATGATTATTAATTAAATATTTTTGTGGTTCTAATGTTTTAGTAAATAAATTAAATCTTACTGAGTGTAATTTTTTGTGTGTTATTTTTTCTAAGGCCGGTTTTATCATATGTAAATAATTAATAAAAACTGGGTGTGTTAAATTAGAATTTTTTATTATTTCATTTGTAAATTTGTATCCATCACAAGGACGATAATTTACAAAATCATTGTAAAACCAAAAAAAAGTATCTCCTGTTAATGTGTCTCTAATACTAGAAAATAATACAGGTTCTATAAAATTATTAATGATGTTGTATTTAGTCATAATTTATTATTTAAAATAGTTTAAATTAATAACCACTCTAACATTTTCATCTGTGCAAGTAGTGCCTGTGTGTTCTAATGCAGAATCAAATTCTATAAAACGATTAGCAACAGATTCAACTTTAGTACCATCTTTAAAAATAGTATAACCATTACAAGTATTTAAATATAATATAGCAGTAGTTAAATTTTCTTTGTCGTCAAAATCTGTATGAAAATCAAATTGTTTTATTTTTGGAGTTATTGTTAATAAATTGGCTTTTGCTCTTACTAAAGAAAAAACTTTAATTTTTTCAATAAGGGGTTCAATTACAGAATAACTTTTTCTTGATTTTCCAAATTGATAAAATATGTGAATAAATTGAAATTCATTTCTTATTAACTTTTCTGATGTAACAGCTTTAGCATAATACCAATCAAAACTATCATTTAACATTAAATCTTGAATAGATTTAAATGCTTCTTTGTTTAAAAAATTATCTGTTATTTTCACACCACCACCACTATTATTAATTAATTATAATAAATCCCATTGTTTTGTTTCTTCATTCCAATTATAATATTTTTTATCCTCAATTTCTTCATTTGTCAATTCAGGTCTAACAACAGGCGGATCCCATCGACAAGTTTCTTCATTTAATATCCAAGAATTATAAGGTTTTGGTGGTATAAAAGCATCTCTGTCCTCATCATATGTATATCCTGGCCCAGCATAATTTTTTCTTATAGTTGAATTGTAAGAAGTTTGTTTCCAAATTGGCCAATAAGTTATTTCTGTTAAAAATTTAATTCCATTAATTTCGTGTTCTATACCATTGCTATCTTTTAAAACGTCATTAGCAACTACGTGAACTTCTATCACTTTATTATTTAATCCTATTTTTGCAAAATGTGCCATAATATTTTATGCTACGTATGTACCACTCCCTGTAAATGTAATCACTGTTTTTCCACTAACTCCTGTTGCAACAGTTGGGCTTCCTGTTATAGTTCCTGAATAATTTCCATCTGGAACACTTATTATTACAACACCTGAACCTCCAGCTTTTGCTGGTTGTGCACTATATTCTGCTCCACCTCCACCACCTCCGGTGTTTGCTGTACCAGCCACTGCATCAGTATTTGACTCTCTTGCTCCAGCTCCGCCACCGCCTGCACCACCAGCACCAACTGGACCTCCACTAGGACAACCACCACCTCCACCTCCAGCGTATGTAACTGAAGAACCTGTTATGGAATTTGCTGTACCATCTCCTCCTGATCCACCCATTGTATTTGTAGTAACATTTTGACCAACAGCATTTGCACCTCCACCACCAGCTCCTCCATTATATGCAGGACCTCCATTCATATGACCACCATTATTTCCTTGACTTGGTGATGTACTAGGTGTGTTTCCTGCACCACCAGCATTAGTAGAATGCGCACCACTTCCTCCACCAGAGCCACCATCTTTTCCTAATTGACTAGCACCGGCATTACCTTGACCTGCACCTCCTCCACCACCACCAGAAGAAGTTACTGTTGTTAATCCTGTGCCAGAAATAGTAGAATCTCCTCCATTATTACCTCGACCAGCATCTGCTTCACTACCAGGAGTTCCTACCGTTCCACCTTGACCAATTGTAATTGTGTATGTAGATCCTCCGGTTAGAGTTACTGAACTAGCTGTTCTAAATCCACCAGCACCACCACCGCCACCTCCGTGAGCAGAAGATTGACCTCCACCACCGCCACCTGCAACAACTAATAAATCAGCACTATAGCTTTGAGGAGTTTCTAAAGCAACAGCGCCATCATTAATTGGTATCCATCCTTGTGTAGAACCAGAGTAAACAATGTGAACTGTTTCACCATTTGTATCATAAACAGGTACAGGACTTGTATTACCTTGAAATTTTGAACCATTCAAACTTAAAGTTACAGCATTACTTCCCCACGTTCTAGCAAAGTCAGAAAAGACCAACTCATCTCCAACAGATGGTGAGCCTGGCAAAGTAAGTGTATTAGTATTAGAAGTAGTATTAATCCATATACCTTGACCAGCTGCTGCTGTGTGTGTGGCACCTGTAACTATTGTAGATTGCCAAGAAATACTAGCAAAACCTGTAGAAGTTCCACTGTTAGTAATGGTTGCTCCGCTAGGTATAGTTATAGTATCACCAGAAGCTCCGATAGTAATAGTATTAGCATTTTCATTAATAATATTATTACCGTCTGTATCTTGAACTGTATCTACTTTTATAATACTACTCATATTAATCCTCTTTAATTACTCCTAATACCCAATTTTGTATTTCTTCATCCCAATAATATACTTTATGATCATCAGGGTGTGGGATTGGATGTTCCCATCTTAAAGTTTCCTCATTAAAAACAGATGAAGCACGTCCTGTATTATTATCTTTAAAATAAAAAGCGTCTTTATCTTCATCATAAATCATACCAAGTTGTGGTCTATTTTTTCTTATACTACCATCTTTTTTAAATTCTTTCCAAAAAGGATAGTTATGTAATTTATTTAAGTAATTAATACCATCTTGTTCTGTAGGCGCATTGTCTTCAACAACGTGGTCAAAACTAATTACTTTACTATTTAAACCTAATTTTGCAAAATATTTCATATTAAAACGATATACTCCCTGAAGCTGTAAAACTTACAATGGTATCTGTACCACTTGTTGTAACCGTTGGGCTACCTGTTAAACCTGTTTTTTGTACGTAATCTGCTGTTGCCATTCTTAAAATTACAATTCCATTACCACCATCTCCAGCGTCAGAAGAATATCCACCAGCTCTTGCAGCACCTCCTCCGCCTCCGCCAAGACCATCTGTTCCATCAGTTGCGGCTTGGTTTTGAGAACCATTACCACCTGATCCTCCATTTCCTCCACCACCAGCACCACCTGTACCAATATTAGCAATAGAATTATAAACTCCACCTCCACCACCACCAGCGTAAGTTACTGCTGATCCTGTTATAGAGTTTGATGTACCAGCACCACCATTTCCTCCAGCAGAGGCTGTACCATCTGCTCCAACAGCGTTAGCACCTCCTCCTCCACCTGAGCCATAATAAGGTGCAGAATTACTTGCACCTCCGCCATTATTTCCTTGACTTGGAGTTGTGCTAGGTGTGTTTCCTGAACCACCTGAACCATTAGCGTGAGCACCACCACCCGATCCACCATCGCCACCATTATTAGGAGAAGCAGTACCACCTCCGCCTCCACCACCTGTAGCAGTAATTGTTGTAAATCCTGTTCCTGAAAGCACACTATTTAGACCTGGTGAACCTTGCACGTAACTTCCCGATCCAGTTGCAGATCCAGCACCACCTGTGCCAACTGTTATTGTATAAGTTTGAGATTGTTGAAGTGTAATTGCAGCTCCACCAAAATTTGTTAAATAACCACCAGCTCCACCTCCACCACCTCGTTCTCCACCGCCACCACCACCTCCAGCTACGACTAAATAAGAAGTAGTACCAAGGAATTGTGGAGTTTCATTAGCAACAGCTCCATCATTTATTGGAATCCACCCTTGAGTAGAACCAGAATAAACAATGTGAACTTTC